GAAAATCAGTACACAACCAACTATGACCCGGAAGCATCCGCAGGTATTGACAAGTTCTATACAAAGCAGGGTAAGGTGCTGCATCCGAACGGTCTTTCTTTAGCAGTTGATCAGATTGCAAAAGAATCACCGACTTATGCAGAACTTGGTAAGTCTGCAAACTACAGCCTTAAGTTCAATACAAAGAACGTCAAGATGGGGCTTATCAAGTCCAAGGTTGGTACAGCAGTTGTCTAAGAAAGGGTGATTTGATGGTTATTGCAGTCGATGAAGTGATGTCTTTACCGGAATTTGTAGGGCAGAATGTGAACGTTGTGTCAAATCTACTGGAATCAGCAGAGCTATTGGTTAGAGCGTATACACACAACAATTTTCAGAACAGATTCGTAAGATTTACGGCAGACAGTCGTGGCGATCGACTGCTTGCGACATCGGATTATCTGAAAGTAGGTGATACAGTCCAGATATCACAGTCAATGGTAAATGATGGGCTGTACACCGTGACCGAGATTGGTGATGATTTTGTCAGAGTTGATAAGGAATTGTATAAAAGTGTCAACCTGGTCACAAAGGTTGAATATCCTGCTGATATTAAGAATGGTGTGCTGAATCTTATAAAATGGGATATTAAGAATCGTGATAAGACTGGTATTAAATCAGAAACCCTGTCACGATACAGTGTCACCTACTTTGATCAAGACTCGGACAATCAGGTAATGGGATATCCAGTCTCATTACTGGGATTCTTAAGACCTTATATGAAAGCGAGGTTCTGAGATGATTGGTGGAAATGTTACAGCAGTCTTGCAGATAAAAGACGATGGTTTGAAAAATGCGATTGGAGAAATAGAACATGTATGGATGGATGTTACAGGTCTGAAAGGATTCTTAGATCTATCCACTGGTGACTCAAAGCATACCACTTTCTATTCCAAAATTCAGGAGAGTACACATATTTTCTTGTGTGATCATAAGAATCTGAAACAACTATCAACCGGGTGGTTGTGGGACCCGTTCAGTTTTAAGGACGGGGTGATTAAGTTGGAGAAATCAGAAGACTGGGAGTGGAATCCATTTAGTTTTATATCGGGTAATATCCGAAACTATGAAAAGCGTAGGAAAGTGGATGTGACTAGTAGGAATGCAAGAATGGTTGTGAATGGTGAAGTGTATGAAATCCTTCTGATTGATGATCCTATGAATATGCACGATCATTTAGAAATCTATTTAAGATTTATAGGGGGTCAGTAGTATGTCAGTTGAATTTAAAGATAATACAGCAAAAATTAAAGCTGCATTATCGGAAGTGGTTATTGGATTCCTTCACGAAGCAGGTGGTGAAATACAGGCACAGACCCAAAGAAATAGCCGGGTTGATACCGGACAAACAAAGGGGTCTTACAAATATATGGTTGATGAAGGAAAAGATGAATCAACTGTTGCTGTAGGTTCAGACCTTGAAAATGCGATTTGGGAAGAATTTGGTACTGGTGAATATGCAATGCATGGTGATGGAAGAAAAGGCGGTTGGGTTTATAAGAGTAAGAAAGACGGTAAATTTTACCATACTTACGGAAAAACACCACGACAACCACTCACGAAAGCATTTCAGAGTGTAGCCCCAAAGATAAAGAAACAGCTTGTAAATGTCATTAAACAGAATTTAGGGGGTTAATTATGGTTGATATGCTTGGTTTTATTTCTGATCAGCTTGGTCAACTTGGTATTCCCTATGAATTTGGTGAATGGACAGGTGAAATTAGCTATCCTTACTTTGTCGGTTCGTTCAATGAAATTGAACACAGATTAGAGGACGGATATACAGGCGGTGTATTTACACTTGACGGTTGGTCAAGGGGGTCAAAATTACCGCTTGCAGAAATAAATGACAAACTAAAAAAAGCATTTGAAGATTTAAGGGCGGTTCAGGAAGGAACTGCTTTTTTTATTACCTATTGGAACGGTTTAATGATTCCAACAGGTGAAGAAGATCTTTTTAGAATTACGATAACACTTAACACAAATGAGTGGAAAGGAGCATAAAAGAATGGGCTTAAAAAAGCATGGTATTACATCTGAAACTATCAAGAATATGATCTTGGGTGCAGGTGTCATTTACAAAAATCTTAAGTATGAAAAATCAGCCAATGGTTGGACTGGTACACCACTTGGTGCAACTTCCGGTGGTCTTAAGTTCAATTATGAAGCACAGTGGTTAGATGTTGAGGTGGACGGTGCAACTGTACTGATCAAGGGTGTCAGCAAGCAGAAGGTTGGTGAATCTGCCACACTTGAAGGTCAGATGACAGAACTTACAGAAGATATTCTTGTGAGTGCATTACACCTTGTAAAATCCACTTCCGAAGATACAACTTATGTCAAGTATGTATCTAAGGAAAATATCACAGAAGCAGATTATCTTGAAAATGTT